ATGACATTGATCTACCCCGAGGCGGGTGACGGATCTTCCGACAAGTTGTTGTCGGAGGCACACGGGCATTTTGCGGATGCCGCCAACGCGCTGAGCGTGTTCATCGCAGCGCTGAAGGCGGGCGATACGACGCAGGCCCCGGAAGCGATGAAGCTCGTGAAAGAGCTGAAGGCCGCGCTGGTCCCGGCATTGATGGAAAGGGAACGTCTTGAAAAAACCATTCGGGAAGATGCCGGTGTCGTCAATGGCTATGCCATCGACTTCGACGCGGCCAGACATGAGATCGGGCGGCGTCTTGCTTGCCTGCGAGCCGCCAGAGGTGCGGGAGGCGTTTCTGAATGATTTGTCGGACGGGGCGCTTCTGGCGCTGCCCTATCTGTTCGAATTCTGGGCACTGGATCATCAGTTGCCGCCGGAAGGAGACTGGCGGACATGGGTGATCATGGGCGGGCGCGGCGCGGGCAAGACCCGCGCTGGGGCCGAATGGGTGCGGGCGGAAGTCGAGGGATCGAGGCCACTCGATCCCGGCCGCTCGCGCCGCGTGGCGCTGGTCGGTGAAACACTTGATCAGGTTCGCGAGGTCATGATCATGGGCGATAGCGGTATCATGGCATGTTCGCCGCCGGATCGTCGTCCGAAATGGGAAGCCACACGGCGCAGGCTGGTCTGGCCGAACGGGGCCGTGGCGCAGGTTTTTTCGGCGCATGAGCCGGAAAGCCTTCGCGGTCCTCAGTTTGATGCAGCCTGGGTTGATGAACTGGCCAAGTGGAAGAAGGCCGAAGATGCGTGGGACATGCTGCAATTCGGTTTGCGTCTGGGGGAAACTCCCCGGCAGGTCGTTACCACGACGCCACGTAATGTCGGGGTGCTGAAGCGTATCCTGTACAATCCGTCGACGGTCGTGACAACGGCACCGACGGAGGCCAACAGCGCCTATCTGGCCAACAGTTTCCTGCAGGAGGTGCGAGCGCGTTATGCAGGCACCCGGCTGGGACGGCAGGAACTGGACGGCGTGCTGCTGGAAGATGCAGAGGGCGCGATGTGGACGTTGGGCATGCTGGAAGGGTGCCGAATCGAGACCGCGCCGGAGTTTGATCGCGTCGTGGTTGCTGTCGATCCACCGGTGACGGGGCATGACGGATCGGACGCCTGTGGGATCGTCGTGGCAGGCGTGCGGATGCAGGGCGATCCGCAGGGGTGGCAGGCGGTCGTTTTGGAAGATGCTTCACTGCGTGGGGCCAGTCCGCGTGGATGGGCGGAAGCGGCTTTGGCAGCGATGGCACGGCACGGGGCTGACCGACTTGTGGCAGAAGTCAATCAGGGCGGTGAATTGGTCGAAAGCGTGGTCCGGCAGGTTGATCCGTTGGTCCCGTACCGGGCAGTTAGGGCCAGCCGTGGCAAGGCGGCGCGCGCCGAGCCAGTGGCGGCGCTTTACGAGCAGGGCCGGGTGAACCATCTGCCCGGGCTGGACACGCTGGAAGACGAAATGTGTCTGATGACGCAGCAAGGATACCAGGGCAAAGGCAGCCCGGATCGCGTTGATGCGCTTGTCTGGGCGCTGCACGAGTTGATGATCGAGCCTGCGGCGCGGTTCAAGCGGCCACGCATCCGTTCATTATAACATTCTAGCATGGCAGTAGAGTCGTCGGCTCCTGCCTGACCACCGGTCCCCTCCGCGGGCGTTTCCTCGACGTGTCGAGGGGGCCGGATCGTATCATGCATTGAAAGGCCGTTCTGGCCGGACCGCGTTCGCGCGGCAAGGAAGGAGTTTGCCATGGTTCTGGACCTGTTTCGCAAGGCTGAAAAGGACGCGGCCCCGCCGGAACGAAAGGCTTCCGCCGCCGGAGCAGTGTTCGCGTGGAGCGGAGCGGGGCGTGCGGCATGGAGCCCGCGCGATACGGCGTCGCTGACACGCAATGGGTTCGCCGGAAACCCGGTGGGGTTCCGGGCCGTCAAACTGATTGCTGAGGCGTCTGCGGCGATTCCGTTGGTGATGTCCGAGGGTGGTCAGCGGTTTGATACGCATCCGGTCGCTGGTCTGATGGCGCGACCCAACCCGTTGCAGGGCCGGGCCGAACTGCTTGAGGCGCTTTACGGTCAATTGTTACTGTCCGGTGATGGCTATCTTGAAGCGGTCGGTGGCGGGCTGGGCGAGGCACCGTTGGAACTGCATGTCCTGCGGTCGGATCGTATGACGTTGATCCCCGGTCAGGATGGCTGGCCGGTGGCATATGACTATGCGGTGAGCGGGCGGAAACATCGGTTTACGGTCGGCGTGGATGCGTCGCCGGTGTGTCATATCAAGAGCTTCCACCCGCAGGATGATCATTATGGCCTATCGCCCATGCAGGCGGCGGCCACCGCGATTGATGTGCATAATTCGGCATCTCGCTGGTCGAAGTCGTTGCTCGACAATGCGGCGCGACCATCGGGTGCGATTGTCTATCGCAGCGCTGATGGGCAGGGCACGATGTCGGCGGATCAGTATGACCGGTTGATCGACGAGATGGCGAGCCATCATCAGGGGGCCGCGAACGCAGGGCGTCCGATGTTGTTGGAAGGCGGTCTGGACTGGAAGCCGATGGGGTTCAGCCCGTCGGATATGGAGTTTCAGAAGACGAAGGAAGCGGCGGCGCGCGAGATCGCGCTGGCCTTCGGTGTGCCGCCGATGCTTCTGGGTATTCCCGGTGATGCGACCTATGCCAACTACCAAGAAGCGAACCGTGCTTTTTACCGCCTGACGGTGTTGCCGCTGACGCAGCGCGTATCGGCGGCCATCGGGGCGTGGCTTGGGCGGTTTGTCGACGCCGATATCGTGCTGACGCCCGATCTGGATCAGATCCCCGCGCTTTCGGTGGAGCGCGAGGCGCGGTGGCGGCGCATCGGCGAGGCGGATTTTCTGAGCAAGGACGAGAAGCGTGCGCTGCTGGGCCTGCCGCCTTTGGCGCGGGAGGTCGGTGATGACTGACATGCGCAGGCCGGTCGGCGGGTCGCGGTTTCTGTATGAGCCGTTCGATTACGGGTCGGCCAAGGTGATCGAGGCCAATGAGCGCGTCGTGAACCTTCAATTCGAGGGGATCGACGCGCGGCTCAACCGGATCGAGGCGGTCATGGAGCGGCTGGAAAAGCGGCTTTGGCTGACGGTTTACGGCGTTGTCGGAACGATCCTGACGCAGGCGCTGAATTCGATTTTGACAATCACACCGAATGGAGGGCCATGAGATATGGATGCGATGACCGCGAGCGGTCTTGAAAGCAAGTTCTGCCGGTTTGACGAGGCAAACCTTGTCACCGATGGCACGGATATCGAGGGCTATGCCTCGGTGTTCGGGCGGGTGGATCAGGGCGGCGATATCGTTGCCAAAGGGGCGTATGCGGCGTCGCTGAAGCGAATGGCGCAATCAGGCCGGCGAGTGAAGATGCTGTGGCAGCATGATCCGTCGCAGCCCATCGGGGTCTGGGACGAGATCCGCGAGGACGCGCGGGGGCTTTATGTCAAGGGGCGGCTTCTGGGCGATGTGGCGCGGGCGCGTGAAGCGGCGTGTCTGATCGAGGCGGGGGCGATCGACGGGCTGTCGATCGGCTACCGCACATTGCGGGCCGGTAAGGACGACAAGGGCCGCCGCGTGCTGGCCGAAGTCGATTTGTGGGAGGTGTCGCTTGTGACCTTTCCGATGCTGCCCGATGCCAAGGTGCAGGCGAAATCCGAACCAGCGGCAGAGTCGCTGTTTCTGGAACTGGCGCAGGTCGTGAAGGACGCGCGCAAGCGACTGGCCGATCCGGCCTGATCTTCAATCTTCAAGGAGAAAGACATGACGATACCCGAGAGCAAGGCTCGGGCCGGTGAGGCTTTGCCTGGTGGTCCGGCAAGCACGGGCGTGGTGGAGGTCAAATCCGCCCTGACCGGGCTGATGGACGACCTTGGCGCGTTCCAGACGCAGATCAAAGAGCAACTCAAAGCACAGGAAGAGAAACTGACCATGCTGAACCGTAAATCCGCGCTGGCCGCGCGTCCCGCCCTGTCGACGACTGCCGATATCGACGCACCGCACCAGAAAGCGTTCGAGGGTTATCTGCGCACGGGCGACGAAGGTGCGTTGCGTGGGCTGACTTTTGAGGCCAAGGGGCTGACCGTCAATTCCGATGGTGGATATCTGGTTGATCCGCAGACCTCGGAAACGATCAAGGGCGTACTGTATGCGGGCGCATCGATCCGTACGATCGCAAGCGTCGTGAACGTCGAAGCGACGTCCTACGACGTTCTGGTCGACCACACCGAGATGGAACATAACTGGGCGTCCGAAGCGGCTGCGGTCAATGAAACCGCCGCGCCGCAGATCGATCGTATCAGCATTCCTCTACATGAGTTGAGCGCGCTACCCAAGGCAAGCCAGCGCCTGCTGGATGACAGCGCGTTCGATATCGAAAACTGGTTGGCCAATCGGATTGCTACGAAATTCGCACGTGCTGAAGGGTCGGCCTTCGTTAAGGGAGATGGTGTGGACAAGCCCACAGGCTTCCTGACACATCCGCAGGTTGAAGAGGATGCGTGGGCCTGGGGGTCGCTCGGCTACATCAAGACCGGTGGTGCCGGTGATTTTGCCGATAATGCGCCGGCGGACGCGGTGATCGAGCTGGTCTATGCATTGGGCGCTGAATACCGGGCAAATGCCACCTTCGTGATGAATTCCAAGACCGCCGGTGCGGTGCGCAAAATGAAAGACAGCGACGGTCGCTTCCTGTGGTCGGACGGTCTGGCCTCGGCGGAACCCGCGCGACTGATGGGGTATCCGGTGGTTATTGCGGAAGACATGCCGGATATCGCGGATGGTGCAGCGGCTATTGCCTTTGGTGATTTCGCTGCGGGTTACACCATTGCCGAGCGTCCGGATCTGCGGGTCCTGCGTGATCCGTTCTCGGCCAAACCGCATGTCCTGTTTTACGCGACCAAGCGCGTCGGTGGCGATGTGAGCGACTTCGCGGCGATCAAACTGCTGCGTTTCGAGGGCTGATCGCCTGACCGGACGGGTCACCCTGTGGGTGATCCCAGGGATGTGCGGGTTGCGTGCTGTCCAGCTTCCAGACCGTTCGAGCAGCGCGCGGGGCGGCGTGCACATCCCACCAGAACAGACCACAGACAGGAGTAGGCGATGAGGCTTGTCGAGACCACGGCAATCCAGAGTTGGGATTTGCCGGTCAGCCAGTTCCGTGCGCATTTGCGGCTGGGAACGGGGTTTTCCGAGGACGATCTTCAGGATGCCGTCCTTGACAGCTGCTTGCGGGCAGCGATTTTGGCCATCGAAGGGCGCACCGGAAAAGTGCTTCTGCAGCGCGGATTTAAGTGGTCGTCCGATCATTGGCATACGGGGCATGAGCAGCCACTGCCCGTCGCGCCGGTCATGGAAATCACAGCTGTCAAGCTGATAACCCGGGCCGGGGACGAGGCGGTCGTTGATCCAAGCTTCTATGTGCTTGTGCCGGACACGCACCGACCGCTCATGCGTGCGGCACATGCGGTTTTGCCGCGTATCCCGGTTTCGGGGCGGGCGGAGATCGGCTTCGAGGCAGGCTACAGCGCCGACTGGGATGGGGTGCCGAATGATCTGTCGCATGCCGTGCTGCTGCTGGCCGCCCAGTTCTACGAAAGCCGGATCACGGGCGAGCCCGGTTGTGACACGAGCGTCGTGTCGCATCTGATCGAACGCTACCGGACGGTGCGGATCCTTGGTGGAGCAAGCCGATGAAGGTGCCTGAGTTAAACAGGCTTCTGGTGCTGGAGCGACCTACCGAGATGGTGGATGGGGCAGGCGGTCGAAGCCATGTCTTCGCAGAGGTTGGGTATATATGGGCGCGCGTCAGGGCAAAGTCGGGGCGCGAGGTGGCGCGCAGCGAGGTCGATCTGGCGTCGCAGACCTACGAGGTGGTCGTGCGGGCCGCGCCATATCACAAGGAACGCAGGCCCACGCCAAGGGATCGCCTGATCTGGGGTGCGCGGCGATTGCAGGTCCAAAGCGTGGCGGAGTGGGATGAACAGGGCCGCTATCTGAAATGTCTGGCGCGTGAGGAGGTGACGTTATGAGTTATCAGTACGCGGCGGATTTGCAGGTGGCGATGTTTCAGGCTCTGTCGAATGATCCGGCATTGACCCATATCCCACTATTCGATGCACCGTCCGTCGGGACAGTTCCCCAGACCTATATGGCGATCGGCGCAGAGACGGTTCTGGGCGGGTCCAGCAAGAACTCAGCGGGCGCAGAACACAAAGTTTCGCTGAGTGTCGTGACGCAGGCGCAGGGCTTTCACGGTGCAAAGCAGATCGCAGCCGATGCGGAACGCGTGCTGGCCGGGATGCCCGGCGACGCTGTCGGGGCTGGCACCATTGCAACCGTGAATTTCGAGCGTGCGCGTGCGCGGCACGGAGGGCCGGACAACGGGCGCAGGATCGACCTGACTTTTCGTGTCTTCATCGATGGCTGATTTTAGAAACGGAGAAACAACATGACTGCACAAAGCGGTAAAGACCTGTTGATCAAGATCGATATTGACGGGGCGGCGCAGTTTCAGACCATCGCTGGTCTGCGCGCGACGCGGATCAGTTTCAATGCTGAAACGGTCGATGTGACGAGCCTGGAAAGCCAGGGTGGCTGGAGAGAACTGCTGGCCGGCGCGGGTGTCCGGTCCGCGTCTTTGAGTGGGTCTGGTATCTTCAAGGATTCCGCGACCGATGCGCGGGCGCGGGAATTGTTCTTCGAGGGAAGTATCCCCCGCTTTCAGGTGGTGATTCCCGATTTTGGTATCGTGGAGGGACCGTTCCAGATCACGACGTTGGAATATGCAGGCGCGCATAACGGCGAGGCAACCTATGAGCTGAGCTTGGCATCGGCTGGTGCGATCGAGTTTAGCGCACTGTGATGGCGAATCCGTGGGCAGGCGAGGTGGAACTGACACTCGACGGCGAGCGTAGAGTTCTGAAATTGACCCTGGGCGCCTTGGCGGAGCTGGAGACGGCGCTCGGATCGGACAGCTTGGTGAGTTTGGTCAAGCGGTTTGAAGAACAGCGTTTTTCAACCCGCGATGTGCTGGCCCTGATCGTTGCAGGGCTGCGTGGCGGCGGCTGGAACGGTCGCGCCGAGGATCTGGTTCGGTCGGATATACACGGCGGCGTGATCGAGGCAACACGGGTTGCCGCGTTGCTCATCTTGGGGGCGTTTGGGGAGCCATCGTTGAATGGCGGATGAACGGCTTGATTGGGCAGCGTTGCGGCGTGCCGGGCTGCACCAGTTGCGGCTGGCGCCCGATCAGTTCTGGTCGCTCACTCCGCTGGAGCTACGAACCATGCTTGGGGCGGAACTGGACAGGGCGGGTATCAGCAGAACCGGGCTGGATGCGCTGATGACGCGTTTCCCTGATTTACAGAAGGAGGCGGCGAATGATCGACATTGATGAGTTCAACGCGCAGGTCGAAGCGCTGGAAGACAGCCTTGGCGGAGCGCAAGAGGTTGCGTTGGGGTTCAATGTGGGCCTGAAGGATATGAAGTCTGCGATGTCGGAAACCAGCCGACAGGTTGGAGATGTGTCGAATGGGATCTCCCGCGGGCTTCGAGGGGCGTTTGACGGCCTTCTCTATGACGGGATGAAGCTTTCGGACGCGCTAACCAGGATCGGGAAGTCGATGGTGGATGCGGCGCTGACTTCGGCTGTTAATCCGGTGACGCAGCAGGTCGGGCAATCGCTGGGTGACGGGATTGAAAGCCTGATCTCTGCTGTTTTGCCCTTCGCAAAGGGCAGTGTGTTCAGCGAAGGGCGCGTCATGCCCTTTGCTCATGGTGGGGTGGTCAGCAGCCCGACGACATTTCCCATGCGCGGGGCGACCGGGTTGATGGGCGAAGCTGGGCCCGAGGCGATCATGCCATTGACCCGTGGGCCTGATGGACGACTGGGTGTTCAAGGCGCGGGGCGGTCCCGCCCGGTAAACGTGGTGATGAACCTGAGCACGCCGGATGTTCGGTCCTTCCAAAAATCGCAATCGCAAATCGCTGCACAAATGAGCCGGATGTTGGCGCGCGGCCAATCCATCCGCTGAAGAAAGGAGATGACGATGGCCTTTCACGAAATCAGGTTTCCGACGGCTTTGAGCCTCGGGTCGGCGGGTGGCCCGGAGCGTAAAACCGAGATTGTGACGCTTGCGAACGGGTATGAAGAACGCAATTCACCCTGGGCTAACTCGCGCCGTCGGTATGACGCCGGGCTGGGGATGCGTTCGTTAGACGATATTCAGGAGTTGGTCGCGTTCTTCGAGGCGCGGCAGGGCCAGCTTTACGGGTTCCGCTGGAAGGATTGGAGCGACTACAAAAGCTGTGCGCCAAGCCAGACAATCGCCGCGACAGATCAGGAAATAGGTCCGGGGGATGGAGAGACGCGCGTGTTTGCCTTGCGCAAGGCTTACGGGTCTGGCGGACACGTCTATTCGCGGCCCATCAAGAAGCCGGTTGCGGATAGCGTTTTGGTTGCGCTAGACGGCGCGGTTCTGTCGGTTGAGGACTTCGCTGTTGACCTGTCAACGGGGCTGATCGAATTGAGCCAGGCCCCGCAGGTTGATGCCGTCGTATCCGCAGGTTTTGAGTTCGACGTGCCGGTTCGCTTCGATGTCGATCAGATTGTCACCTCCGTTTCAGGATTTCATGCAGGAGATATCCCGAGCGTTCCAGTGATCGAGGTTCGGGTATGAGTACAGCGCAGGAACGCATGAGCCAGGACGCAGCGAGCGGTGTGATGCACTGGTGTCGCTGCTGGGTTCTGCGCCGGGGGGACGGGAAGGTTCTTGGCTTCACAGATCACGACACAGAAATTACCTTTGATGGCGTTGTGTTTCGGGCGGCGTCCGGTTTGACAGCACATGCGCTACAGCAGACAACGGGATTGGCCGTAGACAATGCCGAAGTGGTTGGCGCGGTGACTTCCAGTGCTGTGTCCGAACAGGATCTGCGGGCCGGACGCTTCGATGGCGCAGAAGTCGAGCTTTGGCTTGTCGACTGGCGTCAACCGGACAATCGAGTCTTGCGGTTTCAGGGTAGCCTTGGCGACATCGAATATGGGGGCGGCCAATTCCGCGCAGAACTGCGTGGGTTGAGCGAGCGGCTGAACACGACGGTGGGGCGTGTCTATCGATGTCACTGCTCCGCCGCATTGGGTGACGGGCAGTGTCGGTTGGTTCTGGATGATCCACGGTTTCGTGCGGAAACCGAGATCGTCGCAATCGCCAACCCGGAGCAGTTTATTACGGTGGATGTCGGACTTGACACGACATGGCTGTCCGGCGGTGTCGTCGAGGTGCTCACCGGAGCGGCGGAGGGGCTGCACGCCCATATCCAGTCGGCTGAGGATACGTCGGAAGGGCTGAAACTGACGCTTTGGGACTCCTTTCGCGTACCTTTGGCTGAGCACGATCGGGTGAAACTAACCGTCGGCTGCGACAAGCGCGCGACAAGCTGCCGTGAACGGTTTGCGAACTTCCTGAACTTCCGCGGCTTTCCACACATTCCCGGCGAAGACTGGTTGGCGGCCGTTCCGAACCGCGGCGGACTCAATGACGGGGGCAGGCGCGATGGCTGAAGCGGGCAACGCTGAAATCGTCCGTGTTGCGCGCGGTTGGTTGGGCACCCCGTATCATCACCAGATGTCATGCATCGGGGCAGGGTGCGACTGCCTCGGGCTGGTCCGTGGCGTCTGGCGTACGCTGTTTCATACCGAGCCATTTACCATACCGGCTTATTCCCGTGGCTGGGGTGAGGCAGATCGAGATGAGCAGTTGCTCTGGCGGCTGAGCCAGTTGCTTCGGCAGAAGCACGTCGGTGAGGTTGAGCCAGGCGATGTCGTGCTGTTTCGCATGCGACAGGGCGTGGCAGCGCGTCATCTGGGTATTCAGTCGAACAAGGCGCAATTCATCCACGCCCTTGAGCGCCATGGCGTTGTCGAAACCCGGCTGTCCGCACCATGGCAACGTCGGATCGTCGCGCGGTTTTCATATCCACTGGAGAACAGATAATGGCAACACTGGTACTTTCAGCGGCTGGGTCAGCCCTGGGCGGGACCATCGGTGGATCGCTTCTTGGAGCGTCTGCCGCGGTGCTTGGTCGCGCCGTGGGTGCGTCTCTCGGCCATGCGATCGACCAGAGGCTTCTGGGCGTGGGATCCGACGCGGTGGAAACAGGAAAGGTCGACCGGTTTCGGCTGATGGGTGCCAGTGAGGGTGCGTCGGTAGCCAAACTCTATGGTCGGAACCGGCTAGCAGGACAGGTCATCTGGGCGTCGAATTTCCTTGAACACAACTCCACCGAGACGGCGGGAGGCGGTAAAGCCGGCGGGGCTACGGTCCGCAGCTACAGCTATTCGATCAGTTTGGCGATCGCACTATGCGAAGGCGAGATCAGCGGAATCGGTCGCGTGTGGGCTGATGGGCAGGAGATCGACCGGGATTCGCTCAATATGCGAGTATATCCGGGCACAGAAGATCAACTGCCGGATGACGTGGTCGCGGCGATCGAGGGCTCCGAATATGCTCCCAGCTATCGCGGAACTGCCTATGTGGTTCTGGAAGACCTGAATTTAGCGTCCTTCGGAAACCGCGTGCCACAGTTCACGTTTGAGGTGTCGAGCTTGTCCCCGGCGGTTGAAGGTTCGCCACCGTCCTTGGTGGACAGTATCAAGGGCGTCGCTTTGATTCCTGGCACCGGTGAATACGCGCTTGGGACCACTCCGGTCAGGTACAAGGATGGACCGGGTAGCGCGAGAATTGCGAACGAGCATTCCAGCCTTGGCAAAACTGATCTTCCAGCATCTCTTGATGCGTTGGAAGCGCAATTGCCGAACTGCCGGTCTGTATCTCTTGTGGTGTCGTGGTTTGGTGATGACCTGCGCTGCGGGCAGTGCTCGCTTGCGCCGAAAGTCGAGCAGAACGAGATCGACGGCGAAGGTTCGCCTTGGACGGTAGCGGGATTGGACCGGGCGCGTGCCGGGCGCGTGCCAGTGCAGGACGGTAGGCCTGTTTATGGCGGCACGCCCAGCGATCAATCAGTTGTCGAAGCGATCCGTGAAATCCGACAGCGGGAACAGTCAGTGATGTTCTACCCGTTCATCCTGTTGACCCAGCAGAGCGACAATGGGCTGCCCGATCCTTGGGGGAATGGTGATCAACCAGCGATGCCGTGGCGCGGGCGCATAACCGCATCGGTTGCGCCAAATCGAGAGGGGACGCCGGACAAGACCTCTGGTGTTTTGAACGAAGTACGGTCTTTTTTCGGTTTGGCCGACGTAACTGACTTCGCAGTTTCGGAGGGGGCGGTTACCTATTCTGGGCCCTTGGAATGGGGCTATCGTCGCATGATCTTGCATTATGCTGCGCTTTGTGCGGCCGCGGGTGGAGTTGAGGCATTTTGCATCGGGTCTGAAATGCGAAGCCTGACGCAGTTGAGGGGTGAGGGTAACACCTTCCCCGTTGTTGAGGAACTCGTGCGTTTGGCCGAGGACGTGCGGCAGATCTTAGGGGCGGAAACCAAGATTGGCTATGCAGCGGATTGGTCGGAGTATTTCGGTTACACCCCTGTGGATGGGAGAGGAGATCATTTCTTTCACCTGGATCCCCTATGGGCATCCGACGACATCGACTTCGTCGGTATCGACAACTACATGCCACTGTCTGATTGGCGCGACGGGGCTGATCATTCTGATATCGCGTGGGGTAGCATCTATTCGCTCGACTATCTCAAATCCAACATCGCGGGTGGGGAAGGATTTGACTGGTACTATGCAAGTTCTCAGGCGTTTGACGAACAAATCAGGACGCCCATCACGGATGGTGCCTATGGCGAGCCGTGGATTTACCGATACAAGGACATACGCAGCTGGTGGTCGAACGCCCATCACAACCGCATCCAAGGTGTTCGCGAAACGGAATCGACCGCCTGGCAACCCGGTCTGAAGCCGATTTGGTTTACGGAGATCGGTTGCGCGGCAATCGATAAGGGTACGAATGAGCCGAACAAGTTTGTTGATCCGAAATCGTCTGAATCGAGCCTGCCGCGCGGATCGAACGGCGCAAGAGACGATCTGATACAGATGCAATATCTTCGCGCGATTGAAGAATATTGGTCGGATGCTGAAAACAACCCGGAGGCGACCCACTATGCCGGTCGGATGGTTGATATATCGAAGTCCCATGTATGGGCATGGGATGCGCGACCGTACCCGTGGTTTCCTGGCCTGACGCATGTCTGGAGCGATGGTGAGAACTATGTTCGTGGACATTGGTTGAATGGCCGTGCACCCGCCCAACCACTCTCCACGGTGGTTGCGGATCTGTGTCGACATGGCGGTTTGAGGCCGGATCAGTACGATGTGTCACAGTTGTTCGGGTTGGTGCGGGGCTATTCGATCCCAGCGGGCATGTCGGTTCGGGCGATGCTGCAGCCACTGATGACGACATACGGCTTCGATGCCTATGAGCGCAACGGCAAGCTGTTGTTCAAGAACCGCAGCGTACTGTCCGAGGCAACGGATGCCAGCGAGTTGCTCGTCGATCATCCGGATCTTGGACAGGATATCTCGGTGACGCGTGTGAGTGACGGCGGACAAGTCAGCGAAGTCCAGTTTACTGCGATAGAAGCCGATGGAAGCTATGCGCCCTTCGTGACGTCTTCAGCCGTACCACAAGAACAGGGCTGGTCAGTATCCAGGTCGGAGGCGAACCTCGTCCTGACGAGCGCTGACGCACGTCGAACAACGGATCGCTGGATTGAAGAATGTAGCGCTGCTCGCGAAACCATCAGGTTCGCGGTGCCACCTTCGCAGTTGGCGATTGGGCCGGGAGACATAGTACGTGCTGCTGACAGTCTCTGGCGCGTTGACTCGTCTGAACTCACGGAGTCAAACCTGCTGGAAGCTGTGCGGGTAACAGGAAGGCTCTACCACCCTATGGCGGTCGAGGAAGAAACTGGCACCCTTCTGAAATTTCCTGTCGCTCAGAGGCCGGACGTGGTGATCATGGATCTACCTGCCTTGGCCGCAGAGGCAAATCCGGTCGCGCCCTATCTCGCCGTAGCTGCACGGCCTGGGGCCGGAGATGTCGCGTTCTTCAGCGGCAAGGACGAGCACAGCTTTGAGTTGGAAACGGTTGTCCATACCAGCGCTGCGATCGGGCGAACCTTAACTCCGCTCCAGAAAGCCAAGGCAAGTCTATTCGATCGTGGTGAGGATCTGATCATCGAGATAGCGGGTCGCGAGTTGTCCAGTGCGACGTTGGAGCGCGTGTTTGCAGGCGAGAACATGTTGGCGATCAGTGACGGAGTTGGTGGTGATTGGGAACTGTTGCAGTTCTGCGAGGTAGAGTTAATCGCCCAAAATCGCTACGCTCTTCGCAAGAGGCTGCGAGGGCAACTCGGGACCGAATCCTGCATTGCGGATTGCTGGCCCGCAGGCAGTGTCGTGGTTGTCATCGACCGGGCGCTGTTTCAGCCTCTGGCCGACAGCCAAGCTCTTGGGTCGACCCGCCATTTCAGGATCGGGCCGTCAACAAAACCGATCACTGATTGGCGTTATGTCCAACTGGAGCATGACTTCGTCGGGCGGGGTTTGAAGCCCTATTCGCCGGTGCATCTATCTAGCCAGAATTTGGTGAGTGGTGATCATAGAATCAGCTGGGTGCGTAGGTCACGGCTGCATGGCGATTTGTGGCATCTGTCCGCGATCCCGCTTGATGAGGCGCGTGAGCGGTATTTGCTGCGCGTGCTGCATACGAATGAAGTGCGGCGGGAAATTGAAACGGATAGCCCCTACTGGCTCTACAAACAAAGCGAACGGCAGGCAGACGGCGTAGCGAACATGTACACGATTGAAGTGGCGCAGATTTCCGAACTTTACGGCGTGGGTGACTTTGGAAGGATCGAGATCAATGAGTAAGACAGCCAATCTAAAGATTTCCCTCTTGAGTGCGTCGCAGGCACAAAAGCATGTGACGGTGAATGAGGCTCTGGTGGTTCTTGATGCGTTTTGTCAGGCGGAGCTTGTATCAATATCTCAAACGTCGCCGGTTCCACTGCCGATGGAAGGGCAGGCCTATGGTATCCCGTTGGGCGCTTCCGGCGATTGGGCAGATCAAGACGGTCGCGTTGCCGTATTCCTCAACAACGGTTGGATTTTTTGCGACCCCCGACCTGGATGGCGTGTCTGGGTTGCAGATGTCGGGCGTTACGCGTTGTTCGACGGCGTTGATTGGAACATTCAAGCGGTGGCGTGCAGCGAAGGCGGGGCATCGACCGTGGTTGAGCTGATCGAGTTTGATCACGAGATATCAGAAGGGGTAGCGAACTCGACTGCAGTAGGAATCCCGGCGTCGAGTTTGGTCTTCGGTGTTACCGGACGAGTACTGGACGAGGTTCAAGGAAATCTGACGTCATGGAAAATTGGCGTATCCGGCGGTGATGACCGTTACGGAAACAGTCTTGGACTTGCTAAAAATAGCTGGGCTATGGGATTGTCGGGGCAGCCTCTCGCCTACTATAGTGATACGCCGCTGAAACTGAGCGCGGTGGGCGGAACGTTCTCAGGCGGACAAGTGCGATTGGCAATCCATTTGTTGCGTCTCGGTATTCCACGCGCTGTCTAGTTGCCCAACGACATTGGGGGACTTATGTTACGGCTCAAACGTGGACATGGCGCACCCCCCGTGAATGGAGCATCAGATGACCGAGCCAAACAGACATCTTTCGTCCTTCGACCCGGTTTGGGAACAGATCAAGGACGAGGCCGCGGTCGCGATTGCCGACGATCCTCTGCTTGGTGGCCTCATCCATTCTAGTGTACTGCACCATAGCTCGATTGAGGGAGCTCTGGCCTACCGTATGTCCATGAAGCTCGCCTCGGCTGAGATGTCAGAGCAATTGTTGCGTGAAATTGCGGACCAGGCCTACGCGTCATCGGATGAACTGAGTAAACGAGCACGAGCCGATCTTATGGCAGTGTTTGAGCGAGATCCCGCCTGTCACCGATTGATCCAACCTATACTTTTCTTCAAAGGTTATCAGGCTGTTCAAGCCTATCGCGTGGGGCATTGGTTGTGGAATACTGGTCGCCGTGACTTGGCCTACTTCTTTCAGATGCGCATTTCCGAACAGTTCGGCGTAGACATTCATCCAGCCGCGAAGCTAGGGCAAGGGATCATGATCGATCACGCGCATTCCATCGTTATTGGCGAGACCGCTGTGGTGGGGGATAATGTATCTATGCTGCATTCGGTAACGCTGGGCGGTACCGGCAAAGAGGACGGAGATCGCCACCCAAAAATAGAAGATGGTGTGCTAATCGGTGCCGGTGCTAAAGTGTTGGGTAATATTACGGTTGGCCACTGCACGAGAATCGCTGCAGGATCTGTTGTTCTCGAAAGTATTCCTGCCTGCAAGACTGTTGCAGGAGTTCCCGCAAGGATTGTCGGCGAAGCAGGCTGCGCACAACCGTCTGTTTCCATGGACCATCGGTTGTCTCTTTAAATCAACCGAGTTTCTTGCCGGCGTCATAACAACACCCGTGTAAAACCATCTGTTCGGCATCCAAGCGCTTTTTGTGCCAGAGTAGATCGCTGGTAAGGTTTTCTGCTTTTATCGTTTTTTTCTTCAAGTTCGGTTGGTTGGTCGTGTGCTTGAGCTGGCAAATGTTTGAGTAAAGAGTATAATGATGAAGAGTATGGTGTGGCTGCTGCGCCATGTCTTCGCCGATGGCGGATATGCCGGATCCAGACTGCGAAGGGCCCTTGGGGAAATCGGGCGATGGACGGTGCAGATCGTCAAACGCTCCGATACTGCACAAGGCTTTCAAGTCATCCTGATCTTTCCTCCGAAATCCGGGCCGTTGCGAACTGAAATTTTTCACCTTTGAATGGGCGCAGGAGGAAAACCCATGAAGCGGTAGCGTTTCGCTGAAGCCCAAATCATGGGTGCCCTGCGGCAGATGGCGGGCGGTATGCCGGTGTCCGAACTGTGCCGTGAACATGGTATCCGTTTTGCCACGTTCTACATCTATTGATAGCTCTCCCTCGGCGAGCGTTTCGGATGGTCTCCGGGCAATACGGGAACTGACATCTACCCGACGTCGCCGGTTGATGGTGGCGCGCCCAAATGGGTAATCCGCGAAGCATGGTCCTCGACAAATGGTCGACCTCTTGGGTCTTTGTAAAAGCCAGGGGCTCCATGCGCCGGATCTGTCCGACCGGTGCAT